AGGCGTTGATATAGAGATTATCGCGGCGGATATGCGGCCTGCGGACCTTGCCGAGATAGAGGCCACGGGAACCGTAGATCCGTACTTAGCCCTGTCAAATGCGATGGAACTAAGTATGCCTAGCTGTTTTACGATGACGGCGGACGATCTTCCTATTGCGATGTTTGGGATCTCTTCCGTGGAGCTTATCCCAGACTTCGGCAGTATCTGGCTTTTAGGTACGGAAGAGATTGAACGCCACCCAACCGCGTTCTTAAGGCTCTGCAAGTCTGTCCTTCCCAGACTCATGACACCGTATGACATGGTGTTCAACTTGATGGACGTGCGGAACGAGCTGCATGTCAAGTTTGTGAAGTGGTTAGGATTTACATTTATTAGAGAACGCCCGTTCGGCCCTGAGGGAATGCCGTTTTACGAGTTCGCTTTGATCAACAAAAACAGGAGAAGCCATGTGTGAACCCACAACGATTGCGATTGCCGGAGGAGTATCCGCTGCGGGGTCTCTTGGCATGAACTTCATGGGGCAGCAGGCTGCCGCAGGTCAAGCCGCCGCGCAAGTAAAGCGTGACAACGACTACAAGATCCGGCTGATGAACTGGAGGAACGAGCGTTACCTCCGTCAGGCCGCGTCCATCCAAGCATCTACGACTGACAAGACGAACGCGATGATGGAGCGAGTCAACCAGATGAGGCAAGCGGCGATGGTCGAAGTAGAGAAGTCTGCGAGGTACGCAAGAGGCGCGTCTTCGACGATTGCGGTGGCGAGGGATGAAATGTCAGGAAACACGGTCAGGGCCTTGCAGAACGAGGCTCAAAGGTTGGGCGCAGAGACTCAGCAAGTCGTGTGGTCAAACCTCGAAGGGCAGATCCGACAGGCAAACAGGCAGGTCCGAGGGATCGTGGCTCAGGGACAGAGCGCACTTGAGCAGTCATACCCTGACCCGATGGCTCCGCTTGGTACTGCTCCGTCCGGACCTAACCCGCTGTCTCTCGTCTTCGGCCTCGGATCAGTCGCGGCAAGTGCGGCAGGAACGTACATGGACCTGTCTACTCCTACGGATACGGCGCAGCTTCCCGCAGGAGGTAACTGATGTCCCAATACAGACAGAGATCGGCACCTACTCCGCAGGTTACGGCAACCCCCGTAGACACGACGATTCAATACGGAACGGCAGGCGCACCTGAGCAGACTATTGAGCCAATCGACCCGATGATCCAACTTGCTGACGAGCTGTCGTCTTCCTTTGGTGGACTAAGCGAATCGCTTATGGGTCTCGGATTCTCCGTCAAGCGGTTCCAAGAAAAGCAGGAGCAGGCTGGATACGACAAGTTCAAAGAGCTGGCAGAACAGCTCAACATGAACAACGAAAGCATGGCAAAGCTCGTTGAAGCAGGAGAAGCTCACCCAAGCGAGAATCCGCACATTCTGAAGGGACGATCTCGGGCGTACGGAGA